TCGTCACTGTCAGGTCTCGGGAATTGCCCATCCCTGTCGTTGGGGTCTTACCCATCCAATCACGAAATCCTGACTTGGCACCAGTCTTGGATGCCTCGTGTTCGGATTCGTTTTCCGCTTCGTCCTCGTCGAAATCGCGACCGGCATCCTCCTGCTCATGGTGCTTCAACTCGTGGGAAATGGTTTTTCCGAACTGGTCTTCGGACCCACGGTGATTCTCCAAGTCTATGAGGATGACCGGGTATCCCGTGGTGCCGTTGATGTAAGTCCCTACGTCATTGCCAAGCTTCGCCGCCCAGACTTGGAACGGCACGTTGGTCTTCGCGAAGATGCGCCCGCAGATGGACTTTACGGTCGCAGCCATCGTGGGGTCCGGGGTTTCATCTATCTCGTAATCCCAATTGGGATTGTAGTCGTGGTATTTTTCGCCGGAATCTCCGGGGGATTGGTACAGAAGTCCCGGTTCAATGACTGAGCCGGTCTTCGCGGCGACGGGGTTGATCCCCATAGTTTCCAGGATTTTTTCAGCGGAAATGGCGATTTCGTAGGCGTCGCCCTTGGAACAGTTCGGGATGGTGTTCAGCGCCTTGTCGATGAGGATGCGCGTCAGTTGATTTTCGGGGTAGAATGACTTGGCGAAACCGGCGGAGCCGTACTCACGGTCGTACTCTTTGGCAAATTCGTAGGCGTAAGTGACGATTATATCAGGGCGTAACGCCGCCTTTTTGAAGAGTTTAGACACGAGGAGCCTCAAGAAAGAGGTGGAAAGTCTAGAACCAAGGTTCTTGGAGTCAGTTGATAAGACGCCGGAACCAACTTATGAAACCGCTTTTCTGCGGCACATTATTCTCGGGCTTAGGCTCTTTATTTTGGGGTACTTTTATTCCCGGATTATAGACCCACCCATCATCGTCGGTTAGTGGGGTGTTCCGGGGGTCCGGGGGAGTAGGTATGCCCTTGACGAATCTTTCAGGCTTGAGCGGTGTTACCCGCTTTATTGTCTTCTTTCCCTTTTTGTTTTTCATGGTTTATACCGTCGTCAGGCCGTTATAGAGGAGTGACGCTCCAGTCGTGTCGTCAGGTGCGTTACCGCTGTCGATGAATTCGCCGTACACGGAACCGCTCACGTCAAAGATGTCAGTGACTTGCACATTGGTGTCTTCGGCAACGGCGGCGGTCTCAACCTGATAAGCCGTGTTGTACGATGTCATCCAGCAGCCTTCGTAGACTGTCGCTACGGCGAACAATCCTGGGTTGCCGGTGTTGTTCAAACCACCTTCGTTCGGGACATCCGCGAGGGTTGCTTCCCCGACGTTAGGGTCGGTTGAAGCCAACTCGCTGAAGACGATTTCAGTCTTGATATCAAAGGGCCACTTGTGGTGCTTGAGGGAACGGACGGCACCGCTGACTCCAGCCTTGTAGCCCAACATCTGCATGAGGTTGGCAAGGTAGAGACATGTACGGGCGATAGCCAACGAGGTCGGGGCGGTCACGCCGGGCACGAGTTCTGCCACTTGGTCGCCGTATCCGAGACCGCGAACGGCGTCAACTGCCTTCGTTTCCGAGACGGAGAACGACGAGGTCACGCCGAGCTTGATGAACTTGCCAACGTCCACAGCCGGGGTGTAAATCTTGAAACGGCTAGAGATAACCGTTTCGGTCTGACCCGATGTTCCTTGGCGGTAAACATATCCGCCGTATTGACTGATACCTGCCATATTGTTTTCTCCCTACTTAGGGTCTCTCAAAATCAGTTACCGAGATTGATTACTCGGCGGCGGCGAGAGTAAGGTCGAAGGATGCCTTCTTGTCCTTCTTGTCCTTCTTCTCGACTGCCTTGATAGCTTCATCTTCGTTGGCCGCCTGCATCTCGTACTTGTTCAGGACCTTCTTAGCTTCCGCGAACTTGTTCATCGTGTCGTAGATGCCTTCGACGGCGGCGGTGACCTGTGCACATGCATTCGCACGGGCAATGGGCTTGGCGTCCATGTACAGGGAACCCAGCTTCTTCTCGATTGTCTCGGCAAGCTTGAGGGCACTGGAGATTTCAGCTTCCTTAGCCTGTTTGTTGAGGCTCTGCGGGTCCTTGATTTCCGTGACGCTGGCACCTGGATTGCTGTTGTGCGCCTCAGCCTTGTCTACGCCTTCTCGGTCGCCGTGTGCTTCGCCGATTTCCGGGACATCGTGCGGCTGCCCTTCAACCTTGTTCAGCGTGTCTTCGTTAACCGGAGGAACGCCGGGGGCGGCTGCAACCATAGAGGCTGCGAATTTGGCTTGTAGGAACTTGGCGCGTCCGCGCTTGATAAGCCATGCCGCCTTGTGCGGCGTGTAGCCCTCACTCTTCATCCAATAGGCTAGAACGTTGGCTTGAGGGGTGGTCATGCCGCCCGCCGTCATGGCGGCGGTTGCGACACGCCAGTCAGCCGGGACATCGGTTTTCTTCTTGAGCGATGCCTTCATCGGGGCACCTCCCGGGACGCCCGCTTGTTCCGGGGGAGCCATCGGACGATTCTTCAATTCTTCGGCGACCTGCTCAATAGCGCCAAGGGTAGCGGGCTGCGATTCGAAACCGTCGATCTTGGAAATGGCTTCGATGACGACGGTCAATACTTCGGTCGGTAGAGCGGCAAAAGGATTCCCTGCGGTCGGTGTTGCAGACGGCGGGGGAGGGGCGGCGGGTCCACCGGGGGCTGCTCCTGGTCCACCTACGGGCGCGACTCCATCCATCGGAGGTTCCATTGGCGGCTCCATCGGAGCTTCGCCTGGTTCAGCGACTTCCGGTTGAACATCGTCGATGATATCGTCGTCGGCTTCCTTCTTGCGACGTGCGAATAGTTTTGAACTCATCTTTGCACCTTTATCCAAGCGGCCCTTAGACCGTGGTATACGGAATATTCGGCAAAATAACCTGATTGCGCAGGATTTGCATCGCTGCTTGAATCCGCGTAACCATGATAGCGATCCACGAGGTAACCGCCTCGTTTTGGGCAGCGTCGTTTGCTATCACGCAATCCAACGGCTGAAGTTGCGGCAGCGGACGGCACTCATCACGATCATGGGCAAACCATGTCGGAGGCTGACCATTTGGGTACGATGGCTTCTGCAGGGGCAACTGCGTCAAAAACCGTGCCCGGTTGTTCTGCATCTGCGTCGTGATCCCGACCATCAGGTCGTTCGTCTGGAATCCAAACGAAAAACCAGGGTTGTTGGGATCGGCTAAAACACGACCGGCCATATTGACAAGCGGGTCGCCGAAAGCCGAAATCTTCTGCTTGTCGCTGGCGTCCGTCGGGTCTCCAACGAACAGCGCCTGCATCTGGACGATGATGATGCCGTTGCTTTGTGTAATATTGTTCGTGACCTGCATCTTCTCTCCCGATTACGTTGCTGTTGGCGTCGAAGTCGTCGTCGTAGACGAGACTGAGGACGATGTCACCGTGAATGTCACGCCGATGTAACGAATCGAGAACACAGGCTGGAATGCTACGGCGATATCCACCGTCGTTGGGTCGCTCGCGTCCTGCTTGACGACCGGTGCCGCATAACCCTGGAGGATCAATGCGTTCACCAAGTTCGAGAGCAAACTGTTGCAAACGATCTGGATCGAACCGAGAACTGACCCGATGAGCTTACGACCGATGAACTGCGCGAGTTGCGCACGGAAGTACTGTGCGACGTAGTCCGTCGTGGTCGTGACCGTCGGGATTGATGTGAGAATGTTGCTCGGATCGGTGCTCAAGTAATCGCGCACCAGCAAACCGCCGTTGTTTTCGATGACGACCGTCGCACCATTGGATGCGATGCCATCCATGGTCGGGTCATCAAGACGTGTGCCGAGAAGGCGCGTGAAGCCGACTATGTCCTGGAAGGTCAAGGTCGTCGCCACGTCGTTAGCCGGGTTGACGTTCAAGCCTGCCATAGCTGCGGCTGCGAAGGTGCCGTCCACGCAATATTCTTGTGCGACGCCCGTCTGCGTGTTCGTGATCTGGATGCCATAGCCGCCCGGTAGAGCGCCTGGAACGACCAGGATGACGCGGGAATTAGCGAGTGACTGTGCGAGCGCGGAAACCGATGCCGGTGTGGCATAGATGTTCGTGCCGATGAAAGCGATTGCCTCGGCCTTTTGGCGAGGGGCTGCCTGCGTGATAAGGAAGCGGCTCAAGAATTGCTGAACAGGTGCCGACGTGGACAGCGGGACGATGACGTTGACGTGGTTCTGAGTTCCCGGAAGCGGAGCCGCGAGCGACTGGATAGCGGACTCGTAAGATGAGTCGCTTCCCGTGTTCAAGTTCGGCTGCACTGGAACCTGTACCACACCGAATTGCTGAGCGCCGTTCGCCGTCATGAGTTGCACGGCAAGAGATGCACGGTTGATGGTGTTCGGCGTGCCGTATGCGGCATAGGCCAATGTCGGGTCGGTGTAGAGGACGAGAGCCATGTCCTGAGGGGTCTTGTTGATCGTGAATGTGATGTAGTAGTACTCACCCACATTCGGTTCATTGCCGTCGTTGCCGTTGAAGGTCATGACGGTAGCCGTGTCGCCCGTGGTCATGCCATAGGTCGTGACGACATTGGTGTGCGTTCCCAAGAATTCGATTGTCGGAATTGCACCGGTCGTGAACAAAGCTTGGTTCAGAGACGAACCGACTGGGTTGGCGTTGACGATGAGCTGGAGCGTGTCGCCTGGACGGTAGTGGTACGACGGAGAAGGCAGTGTCGTCCAACCGTACGGAAGAGCGTTGTTTGGGTCCACAATGGTGAACTTGACGCCCGTATTGGTGTCTACGTAGCTTTGGCCAAGGTAACCGTTTGTTCCTACCGGGGCGAGCACGGGACCTAATGTCGTCCATGTAATTTCGTGGTCAGTCGTGGTCGCGCCCGTGACGATGCTGCCCGCCACGAATGGAGTGGAAGCGCCGGACTCGCCATATTGACCAGCCTGTGCGAGGTAGCTGGTCCCGGAGTATACGAAGCTGATGATCTGGCCTTCCGCGAAGACCGTAGCTGCGGACCAAGGACCCGAAGCATCGACGTTCGGCGTCGCCGGTGTCGTTGCCTCTCCCGTTCCCTTGCCGCCTGCGATGGTGGATGTGACGAGGAAGCGGTCGGAATAATCGATTGTGGTCGGGTTGACTCCGCCTTCGAAGTAGCTGATGGCGATAGGGGTAGCGAGCGACGTGCCCGTACCGGATGTGACTGCTGCGGTGACGACGCCAGCCTTCGGGGTCGTGACCTTGTTGGAGCCTGAGAAAAGCGCCACGAGGGCGTTGACCGTGCTCTGACCACCCGTGGTGGACCAGATGTTGACGACAATCTGTTCTGCCGTCGCCGGTGCGAGACCGTTGGAGGTCCAAATCAGCGAGCTAGATGGGGAACCGCCTTCTCGTGCCGTCACTCCAGCCGTTGCGCTGAATGAAGCCGTGCGCGTTGCGTTTGAAGTACCTGCGGTCGTGACGACCTGGATGCTTGCCGTGCCGGAATCATAGATGATCTGGCCAAGGCTGTAAAGTGTGTTAGCAGTCCATATCGGGAATGCTGTCGTGGTGCCGTTGTAGATTGTTCCGGTGCTGGCGTAGACCTGATTCGCGACAAGAACGGGCTCGGCGGCGTTGTTGACGACCGTGACGCTCGAAGTACCGTTTGGTGCCGACCAATCCGGTTCAAGCGAGCCAACTTCGGTAGCCGTGAAGGTTGCCGTTGCCCCGATAGCTACGGCGACGGTTGCACCCACGGCAGGCGTGACGATGAAGTGCAGGTCGTCATCTTGGAACGTGAGCGTGATCGCTTCAGTCTTGGAATTCGCCGGGATTTCAAAGTCAGGGAAGTTGTACGGCCAGATGATGCCGGTCGTATTGAAGTTTCCGTCGGCCACATGGTTCGTGCCGATTGTCGGAACAGGGACGATCTGGTTGAGTTCGTTCGTCGCACTGTAGGTTCCCTGTCCAGGAATGCCGGGGGTCTGAACCGTGAGCGTGTAGGTGTGGTCGTTCAATGTGGAGCGGTAGTACGATGCATACACGTTGTTGCCCGATGTCGGCGGGTTGAAGAGAGTGATCTGTGCGGCTGCCCCGTCTAATGCTGCGACTACTACGGCTCCGGCGGCAAGAGCCGCGATGGGGCTTGGACCTACATAGACCCAGATGAGGGACGGGTTGTCCGTAGAGCGGGCGAGCCCGCTTCCATCTACGGGAACATTGGCTAGTGTAAAATTTGCGTTGATGCCGTTCACGGAGCCGGTGCAAGGACTCAGATAGATATGTTCGTCGACGAGCGTCGAAGTGATCTGTATCGGGCCGAATTGCGCGACGCTGTTTGAATTCGACGTGCCCGCCGCAATGTCGGTATTGGCACCCCATGCAATCATGGTGCCGTCTTGGGTCAACACATAGTCGATGCCTTGGATGTAGTCGGCGCGGTTCGGACCGAGACCTACTTGGACGATAGATGCAACCTGCTCTGCGGGGAGCAAATCGTCGGTGTGCTGATAGTGGTTCGTGTAGTAGGTGATGGTCATCGTGGACCCGGAAGAGACCGGGTTGGCCAATGTAACTTGGCCTGACTGACCGTCGACCACGGAAACCGTAACCGCGACGCCGTTGACAAGGACGACGACGCTTGCTGGGTTGGTCGTGACGACGCCGCCATTGGTTCCGTCGACGATGGGCGCAAAGTGCGTCTGGAAAACCGTGTTCGTGTTCGGGCCTTTTCCGCCCGTGAATGCCGTGGCGGTCTGCGCCAACGCTTGGTTAACACCGGAACCGGTCAATATGCCGGTCAGATAGCCGAGTGCGGTCGGAATGCCAGCCGAGATGAGCGTGTTGACGTTCGCTAATGTACGAACGGTGATGTTGTCGGCCTTGAGCAATTCGAGGCTGATTGCATCGGTGCCAGCGCCGGAGATCGATAATGCATCAGACTTGCCGCTGCCCGGTGTCAATGTGAGGGCGAGCGTGACATTGTTGCCCTGGAAGCCGGGGATGGTCAGGCTGACCGTCAATGATTGCGCGGTAGAGGCGTTCGTGAAAGAATAGCTGATGAGGACGGTAGCACCTTCGTCGGCTGTGCTGAAGGTATACACACCTGCGGTCACGGCGTATTGACCTAGCGTCGGGGCGGAAACGACTTGCGTCAGGAAGGCTCCGCTAGCGTATTGAACGGCGACGTTGCCCGTAAATGTCGATGCGTTTGCGACCGTCACCGGCCCCGGAGGGCTGGACGAGATCACATGTGATTCTTGAATGGCTTCCGA